CCCAGAGGGCGGGCCGCCCGGCAGCACCCTTCCGGCTCCTCGTCGCCGGATGCCCAAGCCGCCTCCCCTGGGCGGCGGTGCTGCCGGGCACCTTTTCGAGACATGGCCACCCCGCGTTGGGGACGTCATCGACGAGATCGAAGGGACCCGTCGATGATCCTTTCGGATACGGACCGCCAGGCGATCCGCGAGTTGGAGCTCAGCGGGTTCCTGGTCACGGTGACCTCGAACGGTCTGATCCTGTCGACCGGCTTGTTCGCGGATGTGCCGGCCCTGCTACGCCATCTGCTGCATCACGGGGTTCGGCTCGGGGCGGCTCCGGCGTGCCCGGACTGCCAGGCGGGTTCGTGTGGTCTGAGTGACGGTGCTTCGGGTGTAGGGGAAGCCATACCCGGGGCGCCGTCACTGAGACTGGTGGGACCGTGATGGATCTGGTCGCCGTGCTCCTGGTGGTCGCCTACATCGTGGTGATCGGGTTTCTGTTCCTCGCCATCTTCGACGGGGGCGGACCGGAAGACCCGGTGCACGATCTCGACGCCTTGCCCCCCTCGGTTCGGCGGCACCGCGGCGGCGAGGAGGACGCATGAACATGTTCGATGGCGGGCGAATCAACCGTACCGGACATCGGTCATGACTCAACGTGACCGGGTATTGGCGATGCTTTCGGTGGGGTGGGTGTGCGGCACCGAGTTCATCGCCGAGCACATCCCGGGCTATTGGCCCCGGATCGAGGAGCTGCGCCGCGAGGGTTTCCACGTCGATCAGCGGCTGTGCCGGCGGCATCGTCATGCGTCGGTGGAGCACGAGTGGCGGCTCCTCGAGGAAGCGTGGGCGGTATGAGTCTCGCTTCTCTCGTCGACGTGCTGCATCACCCTGGCGACTTGCAGTGGATGGAGGACGCGGCGTGCGCGCCGGGCCGTCTGCCGTCCTGGGCGTCAGCCGCCGACTTCTTCTCCCACACTCGGCTCGAAGGCGGAGCCCGGCGGCGGAAGCAGGCGCAGGCCCGGGCATTCAAGGTGTGCGGCATCTGCCCGGTCTTCGACGACTGCGCCGCCACGGTCTGGGCGATGCGTCCAGTGGACCGGTACGGCATCTGGGCCGGGCAGCGCTTCTTGGGACGCCAAAGGAGATGAACCGATGAAGCACCTTTACGCCCGGCCGCCGTCTTATGGCGGGTACGCGCGGGGATGCCGCTGCTCTGGCTGCGCCGCTCAGAAACGGGCTTACGGCCGTCGTTACATGGCCGGTGTCCGGGCGGGCTTGTCGATGAGGGAGTTCTCGAACGATCCGCGGCAGACGACCGACTGGACGCTCCGATGAAGCCGTATTACGACGAGGGCGGGATCACGATCTACCACGCCGATTCGCGCGGGTTTGATCGGCACCTCGGTGAAGCGGATGTTCTGCTTGTAGACCCTCCTTACGGTCAGACCTCTTTGCAGTGGGATGTGTGGCCGGACGGATGGCCGTCAACCGTTGCCCGGTTTGCCAGTCAGCGGGCTTCCATGTGGTGTTTTGGGTCCTTGCGTATGTTCATGGACCACGCCGCCGAGTTTGCCCTGGAGTGGCGTCTTGCTCAGGACCTCGTGTGGGAGAAGCACAACGGGTCCAATTTCCACGCTGATCGGTTCCGCAGGGTTCACGAACAAGTCGCTCATTTCTATCGGAGGTCGACGTTGTGGGGCGAGGTGTACAACGTCACACCGGTCACCCCCGACGCCACGAAGCGAACCGTCCGCAGGAAAGAGCGTCCGCCCCACACCGGGGTGATCGCCGAGTCAACCTACACCTCTCAGGACGGCGGTCCGAGGCTTCAACGGACGGTGATTCGAGTCAGGTCGGAACACGGTCGGGCGCAACATCCGACTCAGAAGCCCATCGGGATTCTGCTCCCCATCATCGGTGCGTCTTGTCCGCCCGACGGCACCATGCTCGATCCCTTTATGGGTTCCGGGTCGGCCTTGGTCGCGGCCAAAGTACTCGGTCGCCGCGCCATCGGCATCGAGATCGAGGAACGGTACTGCGAGATCGCCGTCGCCCGTCTCGCCCAAGAGGTGATGGCCCTATGACTTGGCGTGCCTACGACGCGGGTCGTCCTGGTCCGGCAGGGACCCGAATCCGGTATCTCCGGTCGAAGGAGACGCCTGAGGGGGGCCATCTGGTGGTGTTCCCTGACGGCCGCGCCGTCCGAGTGCTACCTGATGGTGAATCGACCGGCCAGGGCCGCTTACGAATGATCCAGACGGCGCTCGTGGAGCTTGAGAGCGGCCACCTCGACCCGGTCGCCTACTTCTCGGCCCGTCTGGGGGGCCGGATCGAACCGGCCGACGGCACCGAGGAAACATCATGAGAGTCCTCGGCGAGCACCCGGCGTGGGTATCCACGCCGGTTCACATCGAGACGGCGAAGCAGTTCACCCATGATCGGTTGCACGCGCAGAAGGGGGACCGCCAGATCAGGGTTCAATGGCGGGTCCTGTCACCAGATGAGGCGCTGCCCGAGATCGAGAGGATCGCCAGTCATCAGGCGAAGTTGGGCAACTTGGCCGACGTCGCAGCCTACGAGTTCATTCTCGACCGGTGCGCCGCTGGGGAGGGCCTGGTCGTGCTGGCCGAGGCGGTGGAACGATGAGCTATTGCCGCCACGAATCACCTGGATCGAAACCGAGGCAGGGAAACACCATGAGACTCCACCGTGAACTCGAGGCCCTGGTCGCGGCCACGTTGCGCCGTTCCCACGGCCAACCCGACTTCCTGGCCGCCGAAGCGGTCCTCACCGCGGTCGGCGCCTACCTCTCCACCCAATCCAGCGATATCGCGGTCCACGCCGACATCGAATCCGCCGGCGACGCCGCCCGCATCGGACGCTGGCTCATGAACCCGGATCGGGTGTGCCGCTGGTGCCGGGCCCGGGAATCTCATCCGTGGCATGACGACGCGACGGCCGCATGCTGATGGAGGTCAAATCATGAGTTTCGAGGCGCTCGGGTTCGTAACCGGCCACCTGTTCGTGAAGGGTTGCACGTTGAGCCCGGTCGAGCGGCTGACCTTGATCTCGGTCGCCGCCGCGACGGACGCTCACGGGGAGGGCGCCTTCCCCGGGTTGGCGTACCTCGAGGAGACGACGGGGGCCTCTCGGAAGACGGTGCAGCGATCCTTGGCGAACCTCGCGGCGCGCGGGCTGCTCGAGGACACGGGCGATCGTCGGGGTCGGACTGGCCGGGTGGTGGTGTGGCGGATGTTGTTGCCGGCAGGGACGCCGAAAGCGGCGTGGCCGAAGCATCATCAATGGCGTCACCGTGACCTGATTTCGGCAGAGCCGGCTCAGAGTCCAATGGCGTCACCGGTTCCTGATTCCCCTGCCGCCAATGAGGACACTGTGACGCCATTGAATGAGGACACGGTGACCTCATTGGACCGGGTAATGGTGTCAACGACGACACCTAATCAGGACATTGACGACAATCGCGCTCTTTATAGGAACCAGTCAGGGAACCAGAAGACAGATCCCTCTCTTCGTTCGGGATCTGCGGCCGACGCCGCAGCGGACACGGATCCGATCAGTCGCGAGGAGGCTCGTCGGCACGTGACCCTGACCCCCGATCGGCTCCGGCTCACGATGACGTCAGACGGCTGGACGGAATCCGACTCCACGCCGTGGTTATTCACCCGTGACGGTCAACGGCGGGACTGGTTGTTCGAGGCCGTCGGTGAGGTCGTCGGCCTGTCGACGAAGGATTTGACGAAGAACGGCCGGGGTCGGGTGAACGGCGCGTTGAAACAGCTCCGCGACGTCGACGCCGACCCGCTCGAGGTGCTCCGGCGGGGTCGCCGGTTCGTTCAGGCCCGCGGCCGGCGTCCGTCGATCTTCGAGTTGGCGACCCTGTGGGCAGAGCTCGGCGACGCCGCGGACGACAGGTTCGCATCCGGTGACACCCGGCACGCCGACGCGGTGGCCCGGGCGGCCAGGGTGGTGTCGGGATGAAATCCGTCACACTTCCAAAGGATTTGGTTCCCGTGTGGGCCGCCTGGGTGTGGCTGGAAGCCGAGTTCGGTGACCGGGTCGCCCGCTGGTTCGCCATCGGTGAGGCTCTCGGGATGCCCCATATCACCGGGTCCATGCTCCGGGACACAACCGGGACTCGGTCGGGATGACCGCCGTGTTCTGGGGTCTGCTCGTCGCGGTGGTCGGCTATGAGGCGGCGGCGTTGTGGACGGCGCGTCGGGGTGACACGATTTCCGAGCGGCTTCGGTCGCTGCGTGGCTGGTCGTGGTGGATGCGGTTGCTGGTCGATGATCTGGTCGTGTGGTTGGTGTGGCATCTGGTCCTGGACCCGGATCTCGGGGCGGGGTGGGTGGACTTGGGGATCGTGGCCGTCGTGTCGGTGCTGTCGGTGGCTTCATGGGTGAAGAAAGGACGAGGCGATGACTGACACGTTCTACAAGGTGCTCGACAAGCGTCGGATGCCGGTGCATGGCGGTAAGGGCCAATGGTCCTATCGGACGTGGATGCCGACGATCCCCGATCCGGTGCCCTGCGAGCGGGGGTATCACCTCGCCACCGTCGAACAGCTGCTCGACTGGATAGTCCCTGATTGTGTGGTCTGGGTGTGCCAGCCCGGTCCCGTCCTGGTCGATGGTGGCGACAAGTGGGTGACGGACCGGGCGAGGATCGTCCGCCGCACCCCCTGGGATGATCGGAGGGCCCGGCTGTTCGCCGCCGACTGCGCCGAGCATGTGCTGGGACTCGCCCGGGTGGAGGATCGGCCGGTGCTGACAGAAACGATCCGGGTAGCCCGCGCGTTCGCTGGGGGGAAAGCGACTGCGAAGCAAATGGCGGCGGCGGCGGCGGCGGCGGCGGCGGCGGCGGCGGCGGCGGCGGCGGCGGCGGCGTGGGCGGCGGCGCGGGCGGCGGAGGCGGCGGCGGGGGCGGCGGGGGCGGGGGCGGCGGGGGAGGCGGCGCGGGCGGCGGAGGCGGCGGCGTGGGCGGCGTGGGCGGCGGCGTGGGCGGCGGGGGCGCGGGCGGCGCGGGCGGCGGCGGCGGCGGCGGCGAGGGCTGAACGTGACTGGCAGACGGAACGACTCACCTGGTACCTGAAGTCGTGACTGGCGTCGAGTTCGTCGAGGTGGTCCGGAAGTTGGAGGCGGAGTGGCCGGGGGTGATCGGTTCTTGGTCGGAGGAGGCTTTGGACAGCCTCGCCGAGCAGACCCGGCCCTACACGCTGGCCTCGGTGCAGTACGCGGTGTCCCGGACCCGTGTGAAGATCGGTTCGAAGTTCCGTCCCGACCCGGCGGACATTCTGCGGCTCGTGATCGACGAGCGGCTCGGGGAACCCGACGGGCCGGTTCGGGCTCTCCCTGGTCCTGGTGAGCGAATCGCCGCGGTGCCGCGGCGGGAGGCGGGAATCACCTGGCCTTGGGAGGCGGCGTGATGGCACGTTCGGGAAACCGTGAATTACACCGCGAGCTGGAACGCTCCGAAGCGGCCCGCCGCGTCCAACTCGGGGAGCTCGAACGTCTTCGTGGCCTCCTCGAAGTCGCCGGCCCGATCCGGGACCTGGTACGTGTCTACGCGGACGTGAAGGACGCCGCGGTGCCCTTGTCATCGAAACCGTTCGACGCCCCCGGCCACCGTTCAGAGTTCGATCGGCCGTTGCCGTTCCTGGCGACGGCCCGGATGCGAGCCAATGGCGAACGCGCCGACCAGGTGATCGCCGGCCTGACCGCCTCACTGCAAGCCGTCCTCGAGGACCCGGTGGACCGGGCCCCCCGCCTAGGGGACATCTGCCCACACTGCGGCTGCACCGGCGACCACGACCATGTCCGCACCGCCGTCGAAGCCGCCGAAGCGTTCCTCCGCGACCTCCTCAGCAACGGACCCCTCGATGCCCGCACCATCTACACCCTCGCCGAGGAACACGGGATCGCCCGCCGAACCATCGAACGCGCCTCCACCCGCCGTCTCCGCGGCGGACGCCGCATCATCACCAAAACCAAAACACACGGGCGGTCCTGGTGGCAGCTCGCCACACCGAATGAGGGGAGCGAGTGATGGCTGACAGGAAGTACGAGAAACTTCTGATCGTCGCAACCCACTACCAGGATGCTCGCGGCTTCATGCAGGAGCGAGGTTTGACAGAGGGCCAGGACGCCTTGGTGTTCTTGCCCGCTAATGGGCACAAGCTGCGTGGGTTCCGTGGAGGAAAGGTCCATGTCCTCGACAGATCGCGAGACTTGGGGCGTGGCGACCTCAATCGCTGGGGCGAGTTGATGCGCATCGTGGCCTCGATGCAGGAAGGAGCGAGTGATGGCTCATAGGCGGCAGATTCCAAGCGAGTCCGACATTCCGATGCACGGTTGGCGACCGTATGACGACTTTCATCGGGAGCGTATCCGTGCTCACGCCAAGCACGATGCCAATGGCCCCAGCATGGAGCGCAAGCCGTGGGATCACCCTATCTGGCTGGCAGTGCTGGTCGAGGAGGTCGGTGAGGTTGCCAGGGTGCTGAATGATGAGCAGCTTGGTCTGTTCGATCATGAGGAGGCTCGTCGGAAGCTCAGAACCGAGCTGGTCCAAACGGGAGCGATGGTCGCAGCGTGGATAGATGCGTTGGAGCAGGGGGAGCGACTGATGGGTGAGACCTTCGTGATTATTGGTGCCGATCAATATCACAGGCTTCCGTTCCTTGGATTCTCATCGGCCAAAGATCCGCGATTCCGAGGGCCTGAACGGTCCCGTTGCGGCCTGATAAGAGGGGCGGTGGTGTCCATTGAGGAAGCACGGACCATTCGGCGTCGGAGCGGGAGCGGGTTACTCCACGAGTGCCTACAGGGTGCTTGTTGGGGCAATGGGGGGAGCGACTGATGGCTGAGCAGCATGAGCAGCGGTATGAGACGACTCATCACATCGCTGACGATCAACATTTCCGACACGACGGCCCGTGTTCTGCGTGGACTGGGGGTGCAGCGGGGCCGGGGGGCATGGGATGGCATCAATTGGCTTGGGCGATGTTCGACTTGACGCACCCAAGGGGTCAGGCGACGGGGTCGATGTCAAAGACCGGGGGATCGCGGTGCCAGAGGAACCGGATCGTGAAAGCGGCGAAGAAGTCCTGCCGTCCGAGAAGCGGACCCGGGAGTGCGCCGAGGGCGGCGACTCTCACCTCTTCGGCGAACCGCCACTTACGGAATTTCAGGGTCGCGTCGATCCGTCGTATTTCGAACCCTCCGCCTGCTCCCATCCCACCGACTGCGGCACCGGCGCCGTCCATGACCAACTCAAGGTCTTTGAAGTCAAGGTTCAGGGGTACGAGCATCTCTGCTGGGATTATGGTCTCGTCGGCTCCGGAGTCGACTAGGGCCATGGCTCGCGTGAAGAATGCACCGACCTCAATGTGTATCTCGACGAAGGGCATCGGCCCGGCGCCGAAGTCGGTCGCCTGAATCCGGGGCATAGGCCGAGAGCCGCCTTCTTAGTAGTAGAAGGCTGACGGCTCCGAGTTTGGAACCCGCATCAAGATCGGGGACGGCACGCCCTTGTCCATCGCAGCCTTGAGCACTTCAGCAACCGAGTCCCCAACCGCCACGACTTCAGAGCGCGTCAGTGCTACCCACTTCCCCCTGTGTTGGGAGAGCTCGTGCTGCACCTCAGGGTCGAGTTCGAGTTCGAGCGGTTCGTCAATCATCGCCGCTTCTGGGCTCACCTTGGGTGTCCTCCTTCGGCGAGAAAGTGATCCTACGCGCGCCAAGACAGGCCGTGTAGCCCCCACTGGGGATTTCCTTTCGCGCCTCCGCGCGAAAGGATACCCAGGTTCGTCGGCTTCGAATCGTCTTGTCTTGAGGGGGTCACGATCTGCCAATCCTCCATACGTCGGACTCTACTTCTCGGCACCCGCGGGTGATACGGTGATGGCATGGCGAAGAGTACCCCGGTCCTGCCGCGTGCGACTGATGCTCAGATTGCGCGCCGCGGCGATGGCTTCGGTCACGGCCTCAGTTTCTGCGCCCATCTTCACGCGCTCCATCGCCTCGTTCAGAGTGATGGTGCGCCCACCATCACTCCAGGTCGCGTAGCCCTGGGCATAGGCGCGGATAGTCGACGGATGCCTGTTGGTGTCTCGTTGAAGTCGGCGTGGCAGTTCGGGCCGTTCGTTGGCATGACGTTCCATAAGGCTTAGGGCGGTGTGTGCGCCAAGTTGGCGGTCTGACGATCTATCCGCACAGGGCCTACGGATCGGCCCTGCGAATCCTTGACGTGTAATTACGCGCCTGGTATTCTCCCCCGAGGATGGCACCGGTGCGTCTGGACGCCGAGGTGCCTTCACTGTTTTCCGGGGTTTGTCTTCCTCGCCCCGGGTTGCTCTTCTCGAGTCCCCCGGCTGACCGCCGCCCTCTTAGCTGTAGGGGTGGTCTGGAACGTGCCCGGGGCCAAGGACCTCGTAACGATTCATCGGGCGGCGTATGGCACTGGCATTCGTCGTAGCCGAGGGGACTCGGGGAGTTCTTCATCGCTTGACCCGAGGGGTGGAACATGAACATCGAGCCCCCGCAACCGGCGATGTTCGATGTGACGCACCCAACTTGACCTTTGGGGTCGAACGCCCTGATTAGCAAAAACCCCAGGTCAAACGCATATCCTACGGGGGCGCGAGAGTTGACATCCTTATACGGTCAAGCATCTCAGTCACACCATTCGTCGTTGGAGCTCGTGTGAACGTGCTGACCGATCTCGAGCTCACCGCGGCGATCGTGTTGCGACAGGGCACCGAGTGTCTTGTCCCTGGGTGTAGCGATCCGTGGACCGACCGATCTCATGTCGAGCCTTCGGGGATGGGCGGCCGCCCGTCGCTGAGGAACCCCGAGAACCTGGTGGGCCTCTGCCGGCACCACCACGACGTCTTCGACGGTCGCGAGCTCCACGGCCGTCAGCACATGCTCCGGATCCTGATGAAGCACCTCGCAGACTCAGTGGCCGTCGCCAGGAAGAGCGCATGACCCTCCGACCCGCATCATCATCGGCCGATCCCCCTTCAAACAAGCCACGCGGTCCCTGGCGTGACTGATTCGATTGTCGTCCCCGGAACCATAGGGGCTCGTGGCCGAGTGATGCTCTGGAGGGTCAGTCGGCTCCATTGGCGCTGGTCGGTCTGCATCGGCGGCGCCTCCTGGTCCGAACCTCGGGACGCCCGCACCAAGCATGTGAAACGACGCGCGGCACGGCTGTTGGTCTCGATCCCCAACCGGGCTACTCGTCGGGGGGTGGATCGCCTCAACCGAGTCGGCCCCCCCGCCCAATGATGAGGGGGGCCCGGGTCTGTTCCGAACCGGGGTGCCCTGTTTTGATCCCCTACCCTTCGGCCCGCTGTCTCCGGCATTCCCGGGGTTCGGCTTGGCAGAGGGGATATGACGCGAAGTGGCAGCGGATCCGTCGCGCCTACCTGGCCGCCCACCCGACATGTGAGCTCTGCCTTTCAGCACCGGCCACTGACGTCGATCACATCGACGGAGGGGGGCCTCGAGGGAACAACGCCTGGTCGAACCTGCAGGCCCTCTGTCGTCCCTGCCACTCAGCGAAGACCGTCGCCGATGACGGCGGATTCGGCCTCGGGCCGGGTGGGAGGGGGAGGGTCGCGACGTAAACGCGGCGCCCTCCCCAGACCGTCCAAGCCTTTCCGCCTTCTATACGAGTCTGGCAGTTGGGAGATTTCTGGCGATGGCAGGTAAAGGCCCGGCACCCAAAGACCCGTCGGCTCGTCGCCGCCAGAACCAGCCGACTCGCGGGGAGTGGACGGTCCTGCTCCGCGATCCTCCGTCGAGGCGCCCGTCCCTACCCCAGCCGTATCCGAAGGGTGGGTACTCGGCACAGGCGAAGGCGGCTTGGAAGAAGTGGTGGTCGTCACCGATGGCTGCGTATTGGGATGTTTCCGACCTTGACACCGTTGAGCTGCTACTCCGAATGGCGGACAAGGCTGTCGATGACCCGGCCGCCGCGTTGGCGACCCAGATCCGGCTCTACAAAGACACCCTGGGACTGACTCCGAAGGGCCGGCGGGATCTCCGGTGGCTGCTGCCCGGTGAGGTTCCGCCAACATTTGGGGTACTCGACGGCGGGAAGACCAGCGAGTCGAACGTGCGGCGTCTTCGTGCCGTCGACAGCCCTACCGGCTGATGCCGTGGCGGGGCCCGGACGTTGAGGGTGAGTTCCCGACCCTCGGCTACTCCGTCGCCGAGTGGATCGAGTCGCTCTGTGTGATACCGGACGGGGATCACCTCGGGGAGGCGTTGCGTCTCTCCGAGAAGCAGCTCCGGTTCCTGCTGTGGTTCTACCGGCTGCATCCGAAGGCGCAGGTGCGGGAGGGTCAGCCGTCCCGGGCGTTCGTGTATGACCGTGGCGGGCAGCTGGTCGCTCCTCAGAAGTGGGGGAAGGGTCCGTTCGCGGCCGCGGTGACTGTTGCGGAGGCGGAGGGCCCGGCCCTGTTTGACGGCTGGGACAGCGCGGGGGAACCGGTGGGCCGTCCCTGGTCGACTCCCTGGATCCAAGTCACCGCGGTATCCGAGGCGCAGACCGCCAATGTGTGGCGGGCGTTGATGCCGATGATCGCCGAGGGGCCGCTTGCCGGGCTGATCCCCGACATCGGGGAGACTCGCATCAACCTCCGAGCCGGCGGACGGATCGAACGGGTCACCGCCTCCGCCCGGTCCCGTCTCGGTCAGCGGCTCACCTTTGCCGTCCAGGACGAAGAACACGACTGGACGCCGAACAACGGCGGCCGTGGCCTCGCCGACACGCAACGCCGCAACCTCGCCGGGATGGGCGGCCGGTGGCTGGCCACCGGCAACGCGTGGAACCCGACCGAACAGTCCGTAGCGCAGGCGACCTTCGAGTCGGCGACCCCGGGTGTATACAAGATGCTCATCGAGGCGGGTGACGGTGACCTGACCAAACCGCGGGAACGGAAGAAGGTTCTCCGCAAAGGCTACGAAGGCTCCTGGTGGGTGGACCTGGCCCGCATCGAATCCGAGGTGATCGAACTCATCAGCCTCGGGGACATCCCCCAGGCCGAACGGTTCTTCGCCAACCGGATCCGCCAGTCGGCGGCCACCGCATACGACATCACCGCCTGGTCCAACAAGGCGCATCCCGAAACCACGGTCCCCGCCAAGTCGGTGATCACCGTCGGTGTCGACGGCGCCCGCTTCCACGACTCCCTCGGCATGATCGCCACCGATGTCAAGACTGGCCACCAGTGGCCGCTCGGCATCTGGGAAGCCCCATCCGGTGTCACCGACTACGAGCATCCCCTCGACGACGTCGACGGGGCACTCATCGAAGCCTTTGAGCAGTTCAACGTATGGCGGGTCTACGTCGACCCGCAGTACATAGGGAACCTGCTCGACCGGTGGCAAGGCCGATGGACCGACAAGAAGGTCGTCGCCTGGTGGACGAACCGGATGAAGGCCATGGCCTACGCGGTGCGCGCCCATGTTGAAGCCGTCGCCGCTGGCGACCTCACCCATGACGGTGATCAGATCCTGACCCGTCACATCGGCAACGCCGTCCGGCTGTCGGTCAACGTCTACGACGACAAACGCCGCCGCATGTGGGTGATCACCAAGGAGGCCCCAGGCTTTCAGATCGACGGAGCCACCGCCGCGGTCCTCTCCTACGAGGCCCGGGGTGACGCCATTGCCGTCGGCGCCCTCGAGGCGACCAAGCCTCTGTTCGCCTTCACGTAGAGGAGCTCCCGATGACCGCTGCCAATCTCAGAGACGCCGTCTTCGCCATCCTCTGCGTCGCCGCTGGTATCAGCATCACGATCGGGGTGGTGCATCTCAGCGTCGCCGCTGGTTGGATCACCGGTGGGGTTCTGCTCGCAGCCTGGTCGTGGCTCGTGCTCGGCGAGGTCTGACGATGCGTGTGATCCGGCGGGTACTCCGCAACGCCTGGTCGGAGCCACCGTTCTGGTCGTCTCCACAGCTGCTGTTCGCCAATACGGTCGGTGAGAAGGAGACGGTCGGCAACGACTTCGCCGGCTACGTCCACGACGCCTACAAACGCAACGGTGTCGTGTTCGCCTGCAGCCTGGCCCGACAGCTCATCTTCTCCGAAGCTCGGTTCCTGTGGCGTCGGATGACCGACGGCCGTCCCGGTGAGCTGTTCCGCACCGCCGAGCTGGCCTTGCTCGAGCAGCCATGGCCGAACGGCACCACCGGTGAGCTGCTCGCCCACATGGAACAAGGCGCGTCACTGGCCGGGAACTACTACGGCGCCCGGGTCGACGGGAAGATCCGCAACCTCCGCCCGGACTGGGTGACGATCGTCACCGGATCACCTGACAATGACCCGTTCTCACTCGCCGCGGAACCCGTCGCCTACATCTACCAGCCGCCCCGTTCTGAACCGTCGATCCTCACTCCCGCCGAGGTGATCCACTACTCGCCGATCCCGGATCCGGCGGCGCAGTGGCGGGGCATGTCGTGGCTGACTCCGGTGCTCCGCGAAATCCAAGCCGACTCGGCGGCGACGAGTCACAAGCTTCGGTTCTTCGAAAACGGCGCCGTCCCCGGGATGGTCATCAAACACGACTCATCGGTCTCCGAAGACGCCTTCAACGCGTTCGCCGAGAACTTCAAAAAGCAGCATGAAGGAGCCGATAAGGCGTATCGCACCTTGTTCCTCGGCGGCGGCGCGGACGCCACCGTCGTCGGGGCGAATCTTCGCCAGCTGGACTTCAAATCGACCCAAGGCGCCGGCGAAACTCGCGTCGCTGCCGCCGCCCGGGTTCCCCCGGTGATCGTCGGACTCTCCGAAGGTCTTCAAGGGTCCAGTCTCAACACCGGGAATTACTCCGCCGCCCGGAGGGCGTTCGCTGATGGGACTCTCCGCCCGTTGTGGCGGATCGCCGCCGCGGCAGCCCAGCAGGTGCTCGCCGTCCCCGAGTCGGCGCATCTCTGGTACGACGACCGTGACATCGCCTTCCTCCGCCAGGACGCCAAGGAGGAAGCGGAGATCGATAAGACGTCCGCTGAGACGATCGCCCGACTCACCGACGCCGGGTACACCCCCGATTCGGTTGTCGAAGCAGTCACCACCGGCGACTTCACCCGTCTGCAGCACTCCGGCCTGTTCTCTGTCCAGCTTCAACCCGCAGGAGGATCCGCCGAATGATCGACCGTAAGAAGATCCTGGACCGGATGCCCCGCGCCGCGGGCAGCTGGTACTCAATCTCCAACAAAACCGGAACGGACGGCCCCGCCCAGATCCGCATCTACGAGGAGATCGGCTACTGGGGGATCACCGAAGAGGACTTCGCCCGCGACCTCGCCGAGATCACCGCCGACGAGATCGAAGTCCAGATCTCCTCCCCGGGCGGCGACGTGTTCGCCGGCATCGCCATCTACAACGCCCTCCGCGCCCATCCGGCCCGGGTCACGACCCGGGTCGACTCGATGGCCGCGTCCGCTGCCTCGATCGTCGTCCAGGCCGGTGACCACCGGGTCATGCTCACGGCGTCGCAGCAGATGATCCACAACGCCTGGGGGCTGGCGATCGGCGACGCCGACGACATGCGGGAAATGGCCGAAGTGCTCGACATGCAGACCAAGGTCCTCGCCGGCATCTACGCCGAACGCTCAGACAAGCCTGTCGACCACTGGCTCGAGCTGATGGCCGCCGCATCCTGGTTCACCGCGGAGGAGGCCGTTGAAGCGGGCCTCGCCGACGAGGTCGTCAAACCCGCTCGCCAGGAGGCCAGCAACATGGCCCGCGAACTCAGATTCTCAGAGCAGGCAGCGTCGGTCGTCACCGCCGTCGAGCAGCTCATCACCCGCGCCGAGGAGGTCATCGCCTTCCGACGCGGACAGGGCAAGCCACCGCTGTCAGACGACTCCGTCGAGTCGTTCGACCGGCTGGAAGCCGCCCACAACCGCCTGAACGACGTCCTCGCGTCTGACCCACCACCCAACGACGACGTAGCCCGCGAATACACACGGTTCGTCGCCATCACTCAAGGAGACTGAAATGTCCTTCCCGAAGCTCAAGGAGACGCGGGAGCGTCTCAACGCCAAGCGAGACGAGCTCAAAGCCGTCTTCGATGAGGCCGGCCCCACTTACGACATGGATCAGGTGAAGAGCCTGAACGGCGACGCGGCCGCCAAGGTCGAGTGGATCCGCACCAAGAACGCCGAGATCGACGAAGTCGCAGCAGAGCTGCGGACGCTTCTCGAGGTCGAGAAGGCCGCAACCGCGGCGAACGCCGACCGCGAGGTCATCGAGTCCGGCGCCGAACCCGGTGGAGCACCCAACGGTCAGCGGAAGTCCCTCGGTCAGCTCTTCGTCGCCTCCAAGGCGTACAAGGAGTACCGCGGTGGCGGCAACGGCCCGATCGCGACCCTCGAGGTGCCCGACATTCGGAACACCCTGTTCGAGACGACCGCTGGATGGGCTCCCGAGTCCACCCGCACCGGGATCGTCTCGACGTTCCCGACTCGGCCGGCTCCTCACGTCGTGGACTTCATCCCGACCCTGCCCACCCGGCAGTCGGACGTGAAGTACATGGAGGAGACCACCTTCACAAACGCTGCTGCCGAGACTGCTGAAGGTGGCGCGTACGGTGAAGGCGCCCTGGCTCTCACCGAGCGGTCCAAGCCGGTCGAGACGGTCAAGGTGTTCATGCCGATCACCGACCAGCAGCTCGAAGACGAGGAAGAGGCCGCCGGCTACGTGGATCAGCGACTCGGGTTCATGGTCGAGCAGCGGCTCGACTCGCAGGTCCTGGTCGGTACCGGGTCCACTCCGTTCATCGAGGGCACCGAGAACGTCGCGGGTATCCAGTCGCAGGCCCTCGCCGGCGACGCGATCCCCGATGCCATCTACAAGGCGATGACATCGATCAACGACGACGGATTCGCGGATCCCTCCGCAGTGTTCATCCGCGCTGTCAAGTGGCAGGAGGTGGCTCTCCTCAAGACCGCCGACGGCATCTACATCTGGGGCCATCCGTCCCAGGCTGGTCCGCTGACGATCTGGGGAATCCCGGTCGTCAAGACCAACGCGGTCACCGCGACCAAGGCGATCCTCGGCGACTACCTGAACCACTCGACCCTCTACATCCGTAGAGGCGTCGATGTCCAGGTGTCGAACAGCCACTCGACGTATTTCGTCGAAGGCAAGCAGGCAATCCGTGCCGACCTGCGGGTTGCGATGGTCCACTTCCGGCCCAAAGCGTTTGCTGAGGTTACCGGCCTCTAACCACCTACGCCCAAACCAGGGCGGGGAGCCTGTCGCTCCTCGCCCTGTGTGGGCCGTCCTCGAAAGGAAGCAATCATGGGAGTCATAGCAGGAGCCCTATTCAGGGCTGGCATCAACCGGCATCCGAAATCGCAGATCCTCGTCGCCGACCCGGCCGTCGGCCCGGGCGAGTTGCAGACAGCGGTCGACAAGGCCGTGTCACAGCAGGGCGATTTCATTGTGGTGCTGCCCGGATCGTGGAACGTGACCGAAACGGTGACGTTCGACAAGCGCGGTCTCACAGTGGTCGCCGCCGATCTTGGGATGGCCCAAGTCGGTGAACGGTTTGCCATCTCGGCGGCTGCGGCGTTCACCGACGGTCCGGTCGCGACAGTGAAAGAGCCGACGAGGTTCGTCAACCTCGGTTTCACCGGAAGGAACACGGCGGGTCCGAGCGTGCTTGTCGAAGGCGACTCGTTCGGCGGATTCAACGGTGCGTTCTCCCTGTTCGAGGACTGCAGGTTCCAGAATTGGGTTGGCACAGATTCGGCAGTTCAGCTCGTGATGGGCGACTTCAACACGTTCGTCGGTTGCACGTTTGACGGTGGCACTGCCGGGTTCGGCACAGCCGCCATCCTGGTCACCGGTTCGCAGGCCGAGGGCGTGTCCCGGCCACGGGTGCTGTCCTGCCAGTTCTCTGGTGTCGGGAATGGGAAGCATGCGATCAAGCATGACACGACCGGCGGCCCGCATGGTCTGCTGTACGCACACAACTACATGGACCGTGGTCAGACGCCGACCACCGACGCGATCGGCAAGTTCCTGGACAACGACTCCAACACGTCGCATGGCCTGATCGCCGACAACTGGCTTGGCGGGATGGCGGACAAGGCGGCCGCGTTCGAGAACCTGACCAACGCGAACCTCAAGTTCGCCGACAACCACTACGAGGAAGCCTAAGACGAATGGCTACTCAACGGGTTCGACGCGGCGAATCGGTGACGGTGCTCGCTTCGGCGGCCCGCACCGCGACACCCACCGTCGACACCTTCAAGAACACCTCCGGCTCCGTCGCCGGCATGGTCCTGATCGTCGACGTCACCGCGGCGTCGGCGACACCGTCGGTCGTGTTCACCATCCTCGGATCAGACCCGGTGTCCGGTGAGACCTACACGATCCTCGAATCCGCAGCGATCACCGGAATCGGAACCACCGTCCTCCGAGTCCATCCGGAGCTGTCCGTCTCAGCGAACCTGATCGCCAAGGACCTTATCCCCAACGAATGGACGCTGACAGCGGTCCACGCCGACGCCGACTCGATCACGTACTCGGTGTCAGCTCAGCTCGTCTGAAAGGACACGTCATGATCGCGACGCAACGGCTCTACAGGACCGAGGACGACCGGATCGTCCCCGAAGGCGACCCTGATGCCCGATGGCTCTTCGCCAGTGCAGGCACAGAGATCTCCGCTGCAGACGCAGCCAAGTACGGACTCGACGCGGCTGCCGAACCCGCGGCTGCCGAACCCGCGAGCGCTGACGAGGAAGCGCCGGCCGAACCGGACGCCGCAGAGGGCCCCGCGGTCGAGAGCGCCGACGAAGAACTCCCGAAGCCGAAGCGGCGGAAGAAGTCCTCGAACTGAACGGGTCCAATGGTCACCCCTACACGCAACGGGTCCGGGTGCATCCCGCTCACGAACGGGAACGAGCTACCCCTATTCAGGGCGGGTTCGATGGGGAGCTCCGCTGCTATCTGCGTGACGGGTCACGCACCGTCGCGGTCATCCCGATCCTCATCGACGACCACGGCAACCCGACGGATCTCGTGTGGACCCCGTCCTCCGTCGAAACCTTCGACCGGCTCCTCTTCGTCTATGAGGGCCGCACCTTCACCAAACGGCTCCCAGAACCCCAGCTGGTACGGCCCGGCCAAGCGGTCCGGCTCGCATTGGCGCACCTCGAACTCGTCGACCGTTTCGGCGTTGACCTCCTGAAAGGACACTGATGGCCAACCAAGTCATGAACATCGCTCGAGGGAAAGCCGCGTACTACGCGGGGCTCCCTGAAGCCGCCGACGCCATCCTCATCGTCATCCTCGAAGCGACCGAAGCCGACGACGTGCTCAACAACTACGACGACCTGGGCGCGCTTCTCGGCGCCGCCGGCAACACGGAGGCCACGTCCACCGGATACGTCCGGGGCACCGCAGACGGTGTCGTCGCCTCGGTGGATGACACCGCGAACACCGCCAAGATCGTCGCCACCGATGAGACGTTCGCCACGATCGACCAGGCCGGCTCCGAGGTGTGGGTGAAACTGCTGATGGCCTACGACGACGACACCGGCGCCGGCACCGATGCCAACATCATCCCCCTCACCCATCACGACTTCTCGGTCACCCCCAACGGCGGTGACATCGTCGCTGACTTCGACGCCACCAACGGTTGGTGGGGCAGCGCCTGATTGCTGCCGATCAGGGCATGGCGGGTCGTCTACGCCGACGGTTCGTCTTTCACCAGCGAGCACGGCACCTGGGCGGAGGCTCCGCCTTTCGGGGTCCAGGCCGTCGTCTACTACCACGCGCCGGCGGGGGTGACCGTTCAGGAGGTCGGCAACGAGGTGTCGATCTACGAGTACCTGGGCACTCCGGAGGGCTCCGACGAGCCGGTGAAGATGGGGCTGTGGGTGGATGGAGAGTCGTACTGGCGGGTCCATGACCTGGTTCGGCGGGAGGTGACCCCATGAGCACCACCTTCCGGCGGACCAACACCAACTCTGGCCTTTCCGGCGGCGCCGATTTCACCAAGGCGATCCTCGACCCGGCCTCCGACGCCGCCGGGTCGACGTCGTTCTCGGTCGTCAACCTGGCGACGGAGGATTCGCTCGGGTTCACCGACGTGGGCGTGCCTGGCGCCGATGGGATCACCGGCGACTACACGGTCGAACTGGAGATCACCACCGGAGCCACCAGCTACGAGATCAGCGTCGCCGTGGCCCGGGTCAACTCGGCAGGCGTGGAGCAGGCGATTTCGTTCTTCACCGCCGAGCAGCAGGCCACCGTGGGCGTCAAGACCTTCACGCGCACCGCTGACCTGGGCACCTGGGCAGCCGGGGACCGGCTCAAGGTCGTCTATCGAATCCGGTCCACCCGGGAACACGGCTCCGCCGACACGATCGTCGTCGCTCACGGCGGGGTCGATAACGAGGTGGTGGCCCCGTGGACGTCGGCTCCACCACTCCAGTCGATTCCCGTCGGCAAGGCTTCCGAAACCGAGACCGCTGAGACCGTTACCGCGGCCCCTGGTGCGGTGACGATCAGCGTCACCGCGGCGGCGGAGACGGAGACCGCTCAGCCGGTGACCGTGGTCCCCGGTGCAGTGACCGTTGTCGTCGGTGCGGCCTCGGAGACCGAGACCGCCCAGACGGTCACCGCGGCTCCCGGGACGGTGACGATCGCCGTCGGGAAAGCTTCGGAGACCGAGACCGCCAAGACGGTCACCCCCGTCCTGTCCGGCGGCACCCAGACCATCGTGGTCGGCAAGGCATCAGAGACCGAGACCGCGCAGGCAGTCACGGTCTCGGCGACGATCACGATCACCGTCGGCAAGGCCTCCGAATCAGAGACCGCTCAGCCGGTCACAGTGGTCCCCGGTGCGGTGACGGTCGCCGTCGGGAAAGCTTCTGAGACCGAGACCGCCAAGACGATCACCGCGGCACCTGGGCCGGTGACGATCAGCGTGGGTGCAGCCTCGGAGACCGAGACCGCCCAACCGGTCATCGCGGCCCCCGGATCGGTGACGGTCACCGTTGGCAAGGCCTCCGAGACGGAAACCGCCAAGACGGTCACTGTGCAGCAGGCCGGCGGCCTCCAGTCCGTCGCCGTCGGGAAGGCCACGGAGACGGAGACCGCGCAGACGGTCACGGTCGCGGCGACGGTCACCGTCACCGTCGGCAAAGCCGCCGAGACAGAAACCGCCCAGTCGGTCACCGCGGCGCCTGGGCCGGTGATGATCAGCGTTGGCAAGGCCTCCGAAACCGAGACCGCGTACCCGGTGACGGCCACCGGCGGTGCGGTGCCCCCACGGTTTTACGACTCGACGCTCACCGCGACGACCCTGGCTGACAGTGCCCTGACCGTATCCATTGAGGAGTGAGAGTTGCGTACCCAGATCCTCCTCAACACCGGACCGACCACTCTCACGAAGACCTTCTACGAGGATGGAGTCGCCGCTGATCCTGGCACTGTGACCATTGGGATTGTCGACGCCAACGGTGACAGTGTCGTCACATCGGGAACCGCGACCAGCGGCACAGGCACCAACCCCCGCACTTATGCCCTGGCGATCCAGGTCCAGGTGAACGTCCTCTACGTCACCTGGACCCGCTCAGACACGACCGCCAACTTCCGTGATGTCGTCGAAGTGATCGGACATCAGTTGTTCTCATTAGCCGAAGCCCGGGCGTTTGACGGCGCGGCGATGACCAACACAACGAAATACCCGAACGCGGACATCGTCGCCGAACGGATCCGCATTACCGACCTCCTCGAGCAGTGGACCGGCCGTTCCTGGATCACCCGTTACTGCCGGATCGAAGCACCCGGCAGCGGCACCCGTGATCTGAGTCTCCGGACTGCCCGGCGGGTCGCATCGAACGGTGAGACGGTCGGCGGCGCCGGATACCGGGTCGGGATCAACGCGATCATCCGCGCCGACGACGGGTCGACGATCACCGTGGCCGACGTCCAAGCCGACGCGTACACGGGGACGCTCACCCGCCTCGACTCCACCTGGCAGACACCCTCGTCGGATGATCCCCGCAACGTCGTCGTCGAATACGAGTACGGCACCCCCTACATCGACGCCGGGGTCGACCGCATCGCGTTGCTACTCCTCGGAGACCGTCTCATCAAATCCGCGATCCCCGCCGGCGCGATCAGCTATCAGGGGGAAGAAGGCGCCATGCAGCTCGTCCGTGAAGGCGGTCCGCACCAGAACCTCACCAGGCTTCCCGAGGTCAACGCCTGGATCGCGGCCCATCGGATCCCGCTGGTCGCCTGATGCCCGGCTCCTCGGCGATCCCGACCCTCCGAACCAACCTCCAGACCCAACTCGAGGCCCGGGCCGGGCTGACCGAGGTCACTATCACCCGGCATCGTCCCGCCGGCGACGACATCGACGGCCTCGAGCACATCTGGTTCGGTGCGGCCAGCGGTGCGGTGAGCCCCGGCAGTGTCGGCTCCCGCGAGGATGTCGTCGACCTCGAGATCCGGATCCGGGTATCCCGCCCCGGCGGCGACGAAGACGCCTCGGACGCCGCCGAGGACCGGGCACTCGCCCTCTACGCGGAGCTCGAAGCGCAGCTCGTCACCGATCCGACCGTCGACGGCGCCTGTCTCACCTGGAACGAGATGGATTACGAGTCCGATGTCATCCCCGGCGAGAACGAACAGATCTGCAACCTCGACATCACGATCCGATTCGAAACGGAGCTCGCCAACTCATGAGGTTCAAGAACACCGGCATCACCGCCCTGGTCCTCCCTTCCGGCCGCACCGTCCGCCCCGGACAGTCATTCAACGACAGCGACGTACCGGAAGGCCTGCTTGGGGCGTGGAGGGCCGCAGGAAGCGCCAAGGCGGCTCCCGTCAAGAAGAAGCGAGACGATCCTCAGGAGGGTGACTGATGGCCACCTCGGTCCTCAACGACATCAAACTGTGGCGCGGAGCCAACGACCTGGGCGGCAAATCGAATCAGCTGCGAGCCGTCTTCACCACCGACGCGTTGCGGGACACCGGATTCGACAACGCCGGTGCCCACGTTTTCCTGCCCGGACTCAACGGTGCCGCCCTCGACCATCGGGGAATGATCGACCTGGGGGCCGGGTCCTATGAGGATCTGCTGTTCGCCGAGCACGGCGACGCCGACCTTCCGATCACCATCGCCATCGACGACACTGCCGGCAACCGGGCCTACCTGTTCCAAGGGATCCCATCGCAGCTCGAAATGGGCGGCCCGGTCGGTGACCTGTACGGGTTCACGGTGCAGGCACAGGGCACCGGGAAGATCGCCCGGGGCCTCACCCTCGAAACCGCGACCACGGCTCGTACCGTGACGTTCAACGGCACCGCCTTCCAACTCGACGCCGGACCCTCCGCCACCCAATTCCTCTTGGGAACACTTCACGTGCTCGCCGCCTCCGCCGGCGACACCCTCGACGTCGTCGTCGAATCCGACGACAACGAAGCGATGACCAGTCCCACGGCCCGGCTCACCTTCGCGCAGAAGACCGCCACCGGTTACGAGTGGCTCTCCGCGGCGGGGGCGATCACAGACGACTGGTACCGGATTGCCGTCACGATCGGCGGCAGTGATCCCTCGTTCACCTTCGCGGTGGCGATCGGGATCGGACGATAACCCCATCGGAGGGAGCCCATGGCCACGAAAGTCCTCAACAACTGGTATGTCCTGCTGAACTCGGTGGACCTTTCTGCCTACGTGCGGAACGTGTCCCCGAGCCTGCAGCAGGAGACCGCCGACGACACCGCCGGTTCGAGTGTCACCGCCCGCGAACACGTGCCGACGATCAAGAACGCCACCGTCGCGATCACCTTCAACCTTGAGTTGGGTACCGGCGCGGTCGAGGCCACCCTGTGGGCGGTCTACCTGGGCGGAGCGGAGGTGGCGTTGCATTACGCCGCCGACGGCTCGACCCCCGCCGCGGCCAATCCGGTGTATCAGCAGAACGTGGTCCTCACCTCGTTCCCGCCGTTCGAAGGCGACGTCGGATCGAAGGGTGAGGTCACCGCCCAGTTCCAGGTCACCGGGGCGATCACCCGCGACATCACCCCGTAAGTGAGGGTCCAGATCGACGGGCTGAAAGACTTCAACCGGTCCCTCCGCCGAGTCGACGCTCAGCTCCCGAAGGTCACCCGGCAAGCGCACGCCGAGTACGCCCGGGAAGTCCGGGACGCGGCCCGCTCGAATGCTCGGAGCCTGCCCGGCAAATCGAGGTTCGCTCGGCTGATCTCATCGTCCGCCGGTCAGAACTTCGCCGCAGTGCGAGTTCGGGCAGCTCATCCCGCGGCCGCGGGATGGGTGTTCGGCGCGATTCAGTTCCGCCAGTTCCGCCGCTGGGTCGGCAAGCAGGCACCCGCCGACGGGTTCGGGGACTTCGGTCCCGGCTCCTACGCGGTGTCACCGGCGATCCGGACGGAAGCTCCTCGTGTGCTCGACGAGTACCACCGCCGGGTCCAGAACCTGTTCAAACTCGCCTACCCGGGGGGCGGATGATGGAAATCCCGTCCGATCATCCCCTGTTCCTCGAGCTGCCGCTCCGCCGTGCCGT